AGCCCATAACTGGCGTGGGTTAATGTACTCGTACTCAATCTCACCCGCAGCGTTAACCCGCGTATTGTACATGATGGGTGTGCTTGTGCGGAAAATCGGGACAGCGTTATATTGAGCGTTGTACTCCTCAAGCCAATCATTTGGTCGTAGTGCGCTACGGTCAACGCGACCCCTGGGTACGCGACTGCTCAAGGAGCGGGTACCTTGACCGACCCACGCGATGAACGTCATAACCGGACCGTTCCTCACGTTAGGAGCGGAGGTCGTGCTTACCCACCCTCCGGGTGTTCCGTCAAGCCCGAACATCTTAGTGTTCCAGTTAAACCGGATATCCCCGGCCTTAGTGCGCACAACCTCAACGAGCCTGCTACCTGGGAGGTTACTTGCGCTCTGGATAGGAACGCCAGTAACATCATCAAATACTACTGACTTGACTTGGTTGAAATAGGAGTCTCGCGCTGCCGCTGTCTCAAACACCTGACGAACATTAAGGATTTGACTTTGCGTCTTAACCGCAGGGTCCAACAGTTCGCTAACTACCGGAACCTCATCCTCAATGGACAACTGCTGGTATTTGGCCTGCACGTCCGCGTTCATGTCGGCTAACGCCCACACATGGTCAGGTGCTGCCTCATTTAAAGCACGTACTGCCTCTTGGTCGCCACGCATGGCGAGAATAACGAGGGCTACGGTTTCCTTGTTGTCTGTTTTAGAAAGTATGTCCGAAACTACAGCCTGGTCTACTCCCTTAGCCCCATGTACCAAAGCCTCCTGGTCAATGCGGTTTGCGTCCGTTTCAGCGGCGATACGCTCAACAGCCAATCCAGCACCAGTAGTTTTATCTCCTGACATGTGTGCTTCGATATCAGCGCGGGTCTTAGCGACACCGTAGTTCTGTGTTGTTCGCCCCAGACCTAATTTTACTTTACCAGCCTTAGCCGCTGGCCCAATACCAATAGGCATAACGGTATCAAACGTGAAGTCCCCTGACCCCGTGTACAACTGGTATACAGGATTGTTTTTGTTGGCTTGCTCAATGCTGTTGGGAGCAAAGGGGTCTTCTTGGTAAATGTCAACATCTTGAAATGTTGGAAGTTGTTTAATAAGCATTGATGGTACATCAACAGGTAAAGTAAAACTGCTGGATGCGTATGCTTGTCCGGGGCTAACATCTTCGCTTCGGTTCCACGAATTGCGGACCCTACTTGACAGCGGGTACGGGTTGTTCGAGTCTAGTAACATGGCGGCGGTGGACGTTGGACGCTCTATACCGTAAGTCCACCCGGTATCTAGTTTCTCAATTGCGTTAACTAGGACCCCTGGGTTCAGTCCGTACTCGCGCTGGCGTTCAGCAAGTTCTCTGGATGGCTGGAGGTCGGTTGTGCCAAGGCCCAGGTCGCCACGGGCACGTTCATCAAGTACTTGCTGCTCAGTGCGCCCAGTTTCTTCCGCTTCCCTAAGCACACCTTCCCGATAGCCACTCTTATTGGTTTCATACCCGAAACTCATCATGTCACGGTTAACGAGCGGGGTCAGTTTGCGGTCGGCATCCTCAACATACCTTCCTAGTGCGTTACCAAGGAAGGAGCCTACCTCACCCAGGGTAGTTCCACCCCGGACAAGACTCTGCTTACCTATCCACTCACTTACTTTAAACGGCTTGCGATCCCCGCCACCAAGACCTACGTTATCGTCCTCACGCATGAAACTCATGGCTGATCCACCCGATCTTGGGCATCATCGTATGTGAGAGCATCAATAAACTGGTTCAACTCGTTTTTTGAACGCCACTCAACCATACTTAAGCCCCAGGCAAGGGGTATGTGCTCGTATCCAAGACGCTTAACACCTTCGTTAAACAAGTCTAGGCGTGAGCCACTACGCCACTTAGTCATAGGTTCCTTATGTAAGCAACTAACATACGGTAAGTTTTAGGTGTACCTTCCCACATTAAGGGCACTTCCAGGTCGGGTAGGTACTCTTTAATCATCCTCATGTCCTCACCCACGGCCCCCACGTAGGAGTCTGCTGGTGTTTGTCCGGGGCCAATGCGTGAGCCGTCAGTTACAGGCTCCATGGGTCTAGCGGATTGTGACATGAGAGGGTTAGGTGGGGCACCCCCGGCCTGCATAGGCATTGGGTTTACAGCAGGACCGGAGGTCGCCCCTTGAGGAGCAGCAGACTGCATCTCATTAAAGTCCGCGTTTTCTCCATATGGCATACCTGTCATCGGTTGTACAGGTTTAGCCGGTCCCCCATCAGTTCGTCTACTCATAGACCCAGGGGGAGATGCGGGTGCCGGTTCGCTCGGCTTACGATAGCCGCCTCTAGCCATCCTCATCTCCATTCCACTCATCTATGAACCGTACTATGTGGGGAGTCTCTAGCCCCTTACGGGTAGGTATTTCGTAACCCTCTTCTTCGTCTTCGCTTGGGTTGTTATCTAGCATGCTGTACTCGTCCATAACGTCAAGCATGCCACGCCACAAGTCAATAGTGCGCCTAGCCATGTCGTCAGCCACGTCTGGGGAGTAGGGTGTGCCGCTAGCGATCAGGCTGACAGCCATTTCTCCCATACGAACGCCCGCCATTAGATCATTAGATCGTGGCATTTTGATCTCCTAAATGGGTAGACGACGAGATACGTTCGCTTGCATGTTTGGTTCTCCGCTGCTGGATAGTCCAGCGAGCAGCATACTAAGATCGGGTCGGCCTCCAGGCCCCATCCCTTGCTGTCCTGGTGCCACGCCGCGCATGGTACCGTCAGAGTTGATGCCCCCTGCACCCGGGGGGCCTCCCTGAGCAGCAGGATCAATGCCGTCCATACCAGGTACACCTTCCCCGGGTGGGGGTTCTTCAGGAGCGAAAGCCTCGGTAATCACAGATTCAATTGGTTTACCCTTTTCTCGCCCTGAAATAATTTCTGCTACGCGCTCTAAAATCTCTCCAGGGTCTTGACCCTGTTGAGCCATAACGGGTATCGACTGTGCGTACCCTGCTACAGCGGTCTTTAAAGCGTCTCGCATCTCCTCAATGTCCACCATTTGTTCTTCTTCGGTGGCATCTAGTGCGAATGGCATTTGCCTGCGTAGGAAATCACGACTAATTAACTTGTCTCCACGGGCTTGCAGCCCGAATACGAGCGCACGGTTGGGGTCAAGGCCAGCCATGAGGCCGTACTGCACGTCAACGGTGTAGTCACCCTTAATATCACGCGAAGGCTTGTACTTTATCTCGTATGGGGTGCCTTGCATGTTTCCGCGCATGGTGCGCTCAAGGTTGGGGTAGATTTTCTCGTCAAGTTCCAGTGCTTTGGACACTAAGTTCTCAAGAGTTTTGGCGAACATCGCTTGACCTGCACGTATTTGAGTGTCGAAGCCACCCATGAGTGCTTGAACGCCCCTGCCGGTGACGATACTGCTGTCAGTGTTGCCGGTTCGTACTTCTGGGTAGCGAGAACCGTTCCTGAGTTCAGAATCTAGGACTCCTTGCTCAGCGAACGCGGACTGCGGTACCTCTAGCGGGATTCGCCGTACTTTTTCGGCGGACGCTGTGCGCAGAACGCTGTCCGGTCCAAGTGCCAACTCTTGCGCGTCAGGAGGCAGCACCAGGGGAGCCTGGACGCTCTTGTTCGCTGCTTCAAGAGCCAGTAACGCCATGCGGCCTTTAGCGAGTTGTACGCCGACAACATCATCGAACTGTCCACGGGGTTCTCCATCGACTGTGGGCCGGACGGTCCACTCAGCGAGGCAAATACCTACGGGGTTGGCGTACTGTTCTAGGATTAAACCGTCTTTGTCGGGCATGAACATGATGTTTTGCGTTGCACTGTGGTAGCGGACTACGGTGTGCGTGCTCTTATCCATGTTGTACGAGCCGGACGGGGGCCTTATCACGCGGGCCGCTTGAGGGTACTTCTCTAGCAGTTCGTCCCTGGTCAGAGTGTAGGAGAACATGGCTTCTTTAACTTTGCCCCAGCGGTCGAACACTGGGTAGGAGCCTAGCGCGTCACAAAACGTGATGCGCGGCATTTTGTTCTCGTCGTCAATCTCAATCATTGAGGGCGCGTGACCGTAAGTAAAGTATTGGTCAGCGGCGCGGTACATTTGTCGGCCCAGATCGCTGTGCGCGACGTACCCTTGAACCACTAGGCTGCGCTTTTCAGCGAACTTTCGTGCCGCATCGCTGACTGACTTGGATGACGCGCAGTTAAACGCTGGGAGCGGGGCCAGGACCTCCGCTAAATCGTGGGCAGCAACGTCGATCATGTTCGCAACAATGCCCATGTTGAGCGGGCCAGCCGGGAAGAGGTCGGGGTAGACCTCGTTCATGCGTCCTTGACGGATCATTCTCACTAGACCCATGCGGGCATCGCGTGATGCGTAGTTAGACCTCAAGCGTTCGTACTTGCTTTTCAGGTCTTTACTAAAATCCGTCATACCGCTCCTACTGGTTTCCACAAATTATGCGCTTCCGCGTCAGTTAACGAGAATGTTCTTTGTTGCTTTAAATCCCATGGAGTTAGGAATGGGTTGCTTCTATGGCTACCGCCAGTGAAAGTCACCACACGATCCCTGCAAGCAAGTTCAGCAAACCACGTTGCCATAACTATGTCTTGCTTCTGCTTCTTACTCATTTTAGGTTCCCAGATAGCGAACTGTTCCATCATTTGCTTCATCGCTTCGCTCTGGATAGTGCTAGGGAACTCTATAAGGCACTGCTTGTCTTCCCACCCTGCGAATAAGGAAGTCATGCTGGCGACACCAAAATCTGAGTCG